CCACAATAGATATATATGATTAATCTCTCCAAAACTAAAAGAATCTACTGAATTATCTTTTAATCTCCAATTAATTTTTAAATTTTGAATTACTTCTGATAATGTTGTCTTATCTTTTATAATTGCTTTTATCTTTTCTTCAAAACCTGCTGGAACTTCCACCTTTAAATATTTAACAGCGTCTATAATTGCTTTTGGATCATTGCTTGTTGTTGCTATATCTATTGCTGATTTTACTCTTAAGAAGTTGATTTCATCAGCTTCACCCATTTGAAAGATTTTTCCATTATAATCAAAATCAGCATAAATTTTATTTAGCAAAACTTGTCTAAATTCTCTTCTTCTAATATGTTTTAAACCTTCTAGGTCTAAATCCCATTTATTAGTCTCTTTATTCCAAAAATGGTATTTACTTGGCTGAGGAACTTTAACAAGCTTTTTATTTTTTATAAATTCACCAGGTTCTAGTTGGCTTTCTATCCCTTGTTCTATTTTTTCTTCTCTTGTCATTTCCATTAGTTCATTATTCTTGATTATTGGATATTGAAAATTCTTATCTGTTATAACCATATCTTCAGTATATTCAGGAAAGTAACTAAGAGGATTCTTTTTAACATCTTCTAAACTATTTGAATATACTGAATATTTTAATTCTGTACCTTTATAAAAATTTATTGTTTTCATTTTTATCCCTCCTTTCATTTTTATCAGGATACTTATTTCATCATAAGTGAATCTGTATAGATTGGAAAATTTCTCTAAACTTGAAAGTGAAAGATTATACGTTCCAAATGCAACTTTTGTAAAAGTGTATAAGATTGCAGGTATGGTAACTCTTATAGTTGACAGTGGAACAGCATTTTTTAATAAAGCTAACACACCTATTTTTAATTTGCCTGAAAAATATCGACCAAACGAAACATTGTATTTTAGTGCTTCTTATAGAAATAGTTCTAAATCTAATACATTTTTCTTGTATGCTAATGGAAATTTAGCAAAATCTGAAGCTGATGATAATGCAGGAGCTTATTATTTTACCATAAGTTATCCTGCTAAAAGTATTAATTAGTGTATTATAGAGCATTTATATTTATGCACCCGCAATGTAAGAAAAAGAGATGTGTTGTTGTGCTTCAATTTTTTTCTGAGATATTCCTAAAAATGCTCCAACCATAACATTTCCATTGTTTTTTATAGTAAAACCTGGATCTACCCATATCTCTTCGCTTGGGCGATATGGTAAATTTCCAATAATTGTTCCAGAGGTGTTTATCGCATTGTTTAAGACTTGATTTATAACACCTGAAAAAATAACAAGTTTACCAATTTTAATAATTTGGATTAAACCAAAGTATTTTAAAAATTCTCGATCTACATCTGATTTTTTTAAAATTGTAACTTTGGATAAATTTTCCAATCTCTCCAAAATTGAATTACTGTCCATAGCTATATAGTTATTAATATTGGCCGAAATATCTGTATTATTATTCTTGCATAAATACAATTTCTTTGTGTTTTTATCAAAGTAGGTTTTTCCAGCTTCTTTTAATCCTACTTCATTTAAAACCCCTCCATAAGTTTTCCCAGTTATTTCCTCTATTTTATTTCCTTCTAGTGCTGTCCCTCCTTCAGCTCCATACTTGACAATTCCATACTGCTCAGCTGAAGCATAATCAGTTTTATTTACTTTTTTACTCATTCCTTCATTGAACTCTTGAAATGTTATATAACTATGTAAGTCAATGTTAGCATCTACTTTTGTTCCACTTGTAATGTTAAAATAAATAACTATTACAAAAGAATGAGGACTATCTTTCATCAATGGAATATAATCATATTTATCTCCAGCATTTGCATAAGCATAAAGAATTTCATCTCCTTCATTGCCTCTTGCATAAAGTCCTATTTCTCTAAATATTTTATCCTCTCTTAGTCCAGCATTAGAAAATTGAAGCTCAATAGCTACTATATTATTTTCATCTCCTTGTATTTTGCAACTTGCTACATTAGCTGTTCCCCATTCTTCTTTTACATCTGTTAAGAATCTAATCTCATCATTTGAAGTTATTGAACCACTTCCTAACTTTGCTTTTGTAAAAGTTAAAGTTTCAGATAAATTTCCATTTATCTTCGCTTGAAGTTGTTCCCCTTTTTTTGTTAGCTTTAAGCCTTCAAAATAACTCATTATGTAGTCCCTCCTATCTGAATTATCTTAGTAAATCCTATCCCTTGAGCTATATTCAATTCTGAATTTATCCTCATAGTTTGATCTAGTTTAAAATCAGCTTTTATCTCTATTTTTTTCATACTCTCAATTATTGATGAGTAATATTTATTACTTTTATTATTGATTATTTCAAGTTCCCAATACATTCTTGCTCCAGCTTCACAAACTTTATTTAAATCAGGCATTTTATTAATAACCTCTAAATCATCAACCATATTTACTTTAAATAGTTGACTAGCTACTTCTTGTAATGGTCTTGTCTTTAATTTTGTAACTTCTTTATTAGTAAGTTCTCTGGTAAGTGAAAGTAAAAACTCCGTATTAGGTAATCCATCAAGTGCCATTTTTTTAATAATTAATGCTTCTCTATAAGATTCATCATCTCGACCATTTCTCTTTTCATCATATCTTTCTCCCATAAAATCTAAGAATATTCCTGAGGATTTTAATAATGATGTTTGATTTTTTAAACCTTCTATTAAACTGTCTATATACTCAATAACAGGCTTCAAGGTCTTATAAAATTTAATTGTATTTTCCTTTTGAAAATGTAAAGGTAAACCCTTTATAACCTCATCTATCATGATATTCTCCCAGCACTCTTCGGTATTTCATTAAAGTTTAATTGAATTGAATTACTCCAAATAAGGGTACTTTTTTTTCTAAACTTTAAATCAAAATCAGTGTATTTATAGTTTTTATTGTAAAGATATTCATATAAGAATGTCCCATTTGATAGTAAAGCCCCTATTCCAGCTTCATTAATGTACTCATCAATTAAGTTTTTGATTTTCAATTCATCAGCACTTTTTATATCCAATTTATATTCAATTTCTGTTTGAGTTGGTCTGTCAAATCTTATAACTTCATAATGATTTGGCACAGATGTTGAAACATTTACAACAACACTTCCCCTTGTATCAGGTGTATGAATGTGCATATAAATAGCATGTGCTATTTCTTCTTTTATTCCTCCATCTACAACTATCCAAATGCTTTTTGGAGAAAGTCCAAAACTGTCAATGTTCATTGTATTATTTCTTATCCCATTAGCACTTTTCACTCCTGGCAATTTTCTAATAGCATTTAAAACAGGTAATAAAGCCCATTCCCCTTTACTATTTCCAGCTAAATATCTTTTTAAATATTCATAATCAGTTTCAGAAGAAAGCCCACCTTCTCCAATTTCTGTATTTTGTACATCTACTATTGAAGCTGGTGCTTTTATAACTTTTTCAATTTTATTAATTTGAATGTTTCCTTCCTCTCCATCGAACAAGCTTTGAAATAGTATTGTCTTACTCTTTGAAGAATCCACCTCAAACCTTTCTATATTTTCATATTTTATCCCATTCTCTGCTTGGATAATAATATCCCCTTGTATTACATCAACAAAGCCTGTAGCTGTAACTTTGCAATGTACTTGGGCTTTTGTTCCAAATCTTCTAGGAAAAAAATATAATAAATTGTCTAGTTCTTCATTTTGTGCATTATAAATATTTAATCCTCTTGCTATTGAAATAATTTTGTCTTCCAGGTAAGAGCAAAGATATATAAAAGGTGCTGCTAGTTTGTAATAATCACCAGTTGACTCAACATTGAAATCACTCCCAAAGTTCTCCTTTTTCTGTGCCTCTTTTTGTGCTAATTCCATAAGTCCTTGAAAGCCTTTTGTTTCAAATTTATCCACTGATAATCACCTCTTTTTCTATATCATTATGTTCTTTATGAGTTATATATATTTTTGCTTTTAAAGTTCTTTCTTCCTCAGAAATTATTTGATAACTAACTGACTCTATTTCACTTCTAAACCATTCTTGTAACTTTCTGCAAATATGTTCAAGTTTATACTCAGCTACATCTTGTTCATTTATTATTCTTATATCAAGTCCTAAATTTTCATCATAAAAGCACTCTATTGAGTATACTTTTAAGGAGTTTACTACTCTTTGCCAAAACTCTTCTATTCCTGAAATAGTTGAAAAGTTAATATCTCCATCATTCATTTTTATAGCTTTCATTAAACTACTCCTCCACTTGTGTCATTTCCTTTTGCTACTCCTGAATGCTTATGATTTTTTAAGCTCTTATCTCCAGCCTTAACATCTTCTGTTGCTGAAACAGTCCCAGTTGAGGATATATTCCCAGTTTGTGTTGTGTTTCCTTTTTGAGTAGTATCACCAGTTATTTCAATATTCCCTTTTTGATTAGAATCTCCTGTTAAATCAATATTTCCTTCTTCTAATCTATCTCCAATAATTCTAATATCAGAAGGAAATTCTAAACTTTCGGTAGCATTTGGAATTGTGAAAGGTAAAATAAAGCCGTTATTTAAGTTATTCCTTCTATTTGAATCCATAACATCATGAGAGCCTTGACTTATATATGAAGAAATATCAAAAGTTAATATAAAATACGGCATTATATCCCCTTCTTTGATATTCCAATCGATGTGGTCTTTACTATCCCCAAATAAGGCAACTGGAACATTACGAAGTACAGGTAAAGCAACTCCATTTGGACTAAACAAAGGCTCAGCATCTACAAATCTACCCTTTCTTATTTTTTGTATTTTTACTAGAATTATCCTTATGTTTTCCATCATCTTTCATCACTTTTACTCCTAATTTCATATTCCAGCTATCATTTAAAGAAATATTTACCTCTTCAACTTGCATAAATCCACTAACATCATCACTTGAAATATATATAATGTCTCCTTTTTTTATATAGTGAATTGGGAAACATTCAACGGTATAGTCATACTTATTACTTTCTTTTACAGTTTTCTTTTTCTTTTCCTTAGTCCATTTTTCATCTTTTTTAGTATCAGATTTTTTATTATCTGACTTTTTATTTACTTTTACTTCCTTTTCTTGCTTTTCAACAGCTTCAGGATTATGTATCAAACCACTTTCAAAAGTTAAATAAATAGCTTGATTTTTCTGCTTATCAGTATAAATGTAAAGATCATCACCTTTTAATGTCATTTTACTTTCAGAATCTCCAACTAACTCTTTTAACTCCTGAAAACCTTGACTATAACAAGTAAAACCATTTGTATAAACTTTGTCTTTATTTAGATCCATAGAAATAAGATTTAAACCTAATTCCTTAGTAACTTCTTTAATAGCTTCTGATATTCTTACATTCCCATCTAAACTAATAGAAACTATTTTACTGCTATTCTTAGTTCTTTCTGAACAAGTTAGCTCTTGAACAAAAGAAGCTCCATCTCTTGCTTTTTTCTTTTTAATAACTTCATACTTAGAATAATATCCAATATCAGACTCATAACCAAACCAAAGCTCTATCTCACTTCCTACCTCTATGTCTTGACTTAAATTGTATATTTTAAATGTTCCTACTCCTACTTTCCCTTCTTCTCCACTTTTTACCTCAACATCAAACTTTAATCCATTATTATTATGATCATTTATTTTTACTCCATTTATAACAAGGTATGAATTTCTTGGGAAAATAGGTCTATTTGCTATAAATTCCATTATTCCTCCACTAAAAGTTCAATTTTATCTATATTTTCATAATCAATTTTTACTGCTTTTCTATCCAAAGTATTTGGAATAATATATTTTTGTGGATATTTTTTATTAAAGTTTCCTTTTTCATCAACTAATTTATTAAACCAAAGTGGAATACCAAATAAAATTGGCTCATTAGCATATATCAAATTATCTTCAATATCATAAAGTGTTATATATACCCTTTTATCATAAGAATTATATGTGAATTCAAATTGAAAGGTTGTCCCTGCAATAGTTACCTCAGTTATATATGGAACTGATTCTTTCATTATATTTATTTTCATCCTATGCTCCTGGTAATCTTATATGTTCACTTTGTAAATCTCCTTCCCAATCCTTTTTACCACTAGCTTTATTTTTAGCTTTTGCTGTTGTTTTTATTTTTGTTTTCTTTCTTACAGCAGGTTTAGCCTTTTTGCTAGGTGCTGGTATCATAGAGATATGTGCAATTTTTATTTCTACTAAGGAAATTGTAAACTCTGTGTAGTATAAAGATGTTATTGTATTTTCTATACTTGTTATTGCCATATTTTTATATAACTTAACCATGTACAGGTCTACAAGTTCTCTTTTATTCCTAAGTTCTATAACTTTTTCAAAAATTTCTTTATGATTAGCTCCAACAATTTGGACCTTAAAAGATAATTCCAAAGGGTTGGGAGTTATATTATCAGCTATTTGAGTCCCATCATCTATTGGAACTGTTGGAACATCATTAGAATAGCTTTCAGATATTTCAGAAACTAATTGAAGCTGGATATTTCCTAATAAAATAGGTGGAGTTTTTTTTATATGATTATCAATTTGATTAGACAATGAGTTAGCACTGCTTAAAAAACTACTTACTTTACTCATCAAATTTGTTATTGAAAACATCTATATATCTCCTTTTGCAATCTCGTTTTGTAGCATAAAATCTTCCAATTTCTCTGCTATTATTTCTCCTACTCTGTTCCAATCAGTTTCAGCTTTTGCAGTTGTTGGCATATTTATAGTAAGATTTAATATAACTCTTCTATCAGATTTATTAGAATTTTTAATACTTTTTGAAGTCTTTACATCTGAAAAACTATTATTTTCTACATTTGAATAAGCATTATTTTCTTCAGCAGTTAGTACCCTTTCTCCCCTATGAAGTTCAGCTATATATCCATCAAAAGGGACATAGTCAAGCCCTGTTTTATGAGTACCGTCTACCACAGGAGTATCTTCAAAATATACTCTTTCAGTTGTTGTTTTCTTTTCTCCACTATCATCAAAAAACCAAGATATACCTGGCAATGATTTTATTTTTTGTCCTAAATTTGAGAAAAATCCTTTAATGTTTTCCCAAATTTTAGCAACATAATCTAATATAAAATCAAAGGCTGAAGCAGCAGTTGACTTCATTGTCTCCCACACTTCTTTTAATTTATCTATTAGTTTAAAAAATACATCAACAGCTTTATCTTTTAAACCTATGAAAAAATTACCTATATCAAGTATTTTGTTATATAAGTAGCTTCCTAGCTCTGAAAATTTAGCCTTTATTAAATCCCAATTTTCTATTATTAATTTTCCAATTGTAATAATTAAGCCAAAAGGAGTAAATAACATAAATATCTTTTTCCCTATATCCCATAATGCCTTACCAAAAGATTTTATTTTCTCCCATATTTTTACAAAAAAATCTTTTATTTTTACTCCAAAGGCTTTTATACTTCCCCACAGTGCAGCTAATTTTGCTTTTATTAAATCCCAGTTTCTATACAATAAAACTCCAATAGCTATTACAGCTCCTATTCCAAGCATAATAGGATTAAATGAGAATGCTGCTAATGCTGTTTTTAAAGCTCCAATTAAAACTATAATCTTATTAATTACAAAAAGCCCAGTTATTGCACTTGCCAAAGGAATTAATACTTCTTTCCACTTAACAATAAAATCTATTACTTTTCCACCAATGTTTATTATTTCTCCAAAAATATTGGATAGATTTTCTGCCCATCTAGTAAATGTTCCATCTTCTTGAAGCCTTACCAAAGTATTAGCAAATGGAATAATAACCTTATCTCTAAGAATTTGAAATGGAGAGTTTTCAACTATATCACCAAATTCATTAACTCCTGCTAATGTTGATAGTGCTGACTTAGCAGCCCCTGATATAGTTGATAATCCTCCTCTAAATGTTTTGGCTTGTTTTTCCATTGCTCCACCAAAACGAGAGTCCATCATTTCAAATAAAGTCTTATTAAATAACTCTAAATCTTGAATTTGTCCCTTATTATTAAAGATTTCTAAACCTTTACTTTTACCAAATTCAGCTATCATATTTTTAGTTATTCCAAATTCTTTTAATCTTTCAAGTTCTCCAGTTCTTGCATCAGCAACAGCTTCAATAGCCTGGTCAAAACTTTTGCCCATTCCTGATGCCATATCCCCAATCATTTCTAAATAGGTTCTATTAGTAGTCTTTAAAATTCTATCCCCTTCAATTCCATAAGATTGAAGTTTAGTCATTCCTCCAACTACCTCTTCTGTTTCAAATGGAGTTTTATTAGCAAATCTACTAGCCCAAGCTAATTTCTTTCTTGCCATGTTTGAATCCTTCAAAACAGTTTCAAGTGTATTTCTATACTGTTCAATATTCCCTGCTCCTTCAATAGCAGTTTTTAATGTAAAACCTGCTGCTAATGTTGTAGCAATTCTTTTTAAAACTCCTAAGAATGAATTAGCTTTTTCTTTACTATTTTGAAACTGTTGCTGGGTATAATTTCCAAAGTTCCCTAATCCTCTACGAAGTCCAATAAATCCATTTCTTAGTTTTGAAATAGCAGGAAAGTTAGCCATAATCTTAGCTTTTAACGCACTAAAAGTTGAACTTATTTTATTTTTAAAATTGACTATACTTTGCTTTACTGAATTAATTTTACTTTTTAAACCACTAAATGCTGAACTTATGGAATTCTTAGCAGTATTCATGCTATTTTTTAAAGCGTCAATTTGTGCATCAATTTTTTTTAAAGAATCTAGTCCATCTCCTATTACTTTAAAAGCCAATGTTAATTGCTCAAGCATAGCTAACTCTCCTCCTTACTAATTTTTATTTTTTCTTTTAGCATAATTGGCCCAAGCTAATTGTAAAAGCATATACTCCTCATAACATAATTCACCAACAGGTTTATTAAAGTATGAAATTTTAGATTCAAAGCAAATGTCAAACCTTCCCTGTTTAATTTCCCTTATTTTCTCCAAAGTTCTTAATGAATAAAAAGGGTGTTTGCTGAAATTCTGTAATAACATTTACCATTGTTAATAAAGCCTCTTGATCCATATTAAAAAATTCTATATCTCTTGCTTCAGCTGGTTGAGCTACAAAAGTTGTCAATAACTCTTTTGCTGTTGTTAATTCATCTTTTTTGGCTGAAAGTTTAAAAAATGTATCTGTTGAAACTCTTTCTACTCTAAAAGATCTGTCTATGGTTTTAAAATCTTTTCCAGTCATCATTAAATCAAATTCTAAAGCTCCTAAACCATCAGGTTTAAAAATTACATTTGAAACATTTTTATTTTTTAATTTTTCTAAAAATTCTTTATTTTTTAACTCTTGTTGTTCTTTTTTATTTTCCATTAGTTTATTACCTCACTCACACCAATGCACACTAGTTTAAACTCTCTTGAATCAGATTCTCCATCATTAGCCAATTCACTTTTATTTACTCCAATTTCCTTTATAGTTACTCCTCTACTATACTTTGAGTTGGAACTATCTTTAAAATATCCTGAACCAGTTACCACATTTTCAGAAGCATTTAAAAGTATTTTTTCATCTTCTGTCCCAGTTGGTACTGTTATGGTTATTTCCATATTTGGGTCTGGACTATACAGTATTCTTCTTTCTCCATAGATACTTTTATCTGATTGTTTATATTGATCTTCAGGAGCACCAACACTTAAACTTCTAAAATTTTTAAAGGTATATCCATTAAAAATAAAAATTTTCTTACTTAAATCAGTCATTATTCTTTTCCTCCTATGTCTTTATTAGTCTTCATTAGAGTTAAATCAATAAAATATCCCCAATTTCTTATTCTAAACTTAACTCTTGGTCTTATGATCCTTAATCCTCTTTCTGTAGCTGTTTGATTTACAGGATATACTATGAACTCATATTTTTTATTTTTTTTAGCTATTAATTTATTAGCTCCCATTTCTTCCATAGTATTATTTAAAGTTTCTTCTAAAAAAGCATACCCTTCATCATCTTGTGGAAAACCTTTTTTTATCATTGCTTTTTCTAAATTTTCATTTAGATTTACAATAATACAATCAATAGCAGTTGTCTCATCTAAATAAGTTCCATCTGTTGCTTTTCCACCATTAGCTGTTATATAACCTTCTGATGTTCTTTTCTCCACAAATGTAATATTATTTTTTGTAAGTTCAGGCTTCTTAGCTAATTCAGTATCAGCTGTTACTCCTTGTAATTCTATCATTGAGCTTCTGTATCCTGCTCCTTTTGTTACAACTACACCTGCGTAAGCAGCTGCTTTGTATTCCTTGTCAGCTCCATCCATTTTTAAATTCCAAATAGGTGCTATTCTATCAGATTTTAATACATCAGGTATTGGATAGGCTTTGACTTCTGTTATATAAATTCTTCTATTTTCAGTCAAAAAAGAACTTACTGCTTTCATAGTTTCAACAGTATCAAAGGTTGTTATAAGTGCATACCATTCTTTGTCTAAATTTTCATTTAACACCTCTTTCAATTTATCTTCAATTTTTTCTTGACCTGTTGCTGTAACTCCAACTATTCCAAAGAAATCAGGTTTTAATATATTGCCATCTCCATCTCTTTGCCCTAAAAACTTTTCAACTAATTTATATACTTTTGAATTATTTCCAAAATCATTAG